TCAAACGGCTCGCTAGTCCCAACTCTGGATATTGAACTTACTTCCCGACCAGCCATAACGTATCACTCTATAAGTAACGTCATCTTGCTGCCCGCTCCGGTAAAGGCGGAAACAAAACAACCGTTATCAGCGAGTATACCATCATTAGGGATATATACGTCATTCCAGCCCGTAGGTAGGGTCAAATCAAGTATGATATCACCTGTGGCACTGCCATTACGAATAGTGAAGGCGGCGGCTGCAGCGGCGTTTACCAGAACCCCCTGAAGCCTACCCCGTGACGGTCCTACAACTGCAGGGGTGTCGCCCACTGCGAAGTTGAATGCTCGAACCTCTTGTCCAGCCATAACCTAGTCCTTCTTTTTTGAGGGACGGCCACGCTTCTTTTTAACAGGTTTCTCTTCCCAAGCCTCATTCACATCAGGTGTGGAAGGGTCGTCTGCTTTAAGCGTACCGTTATCATTTCGAGCGCGAACAGGAATAGTTTTGATGGGAGACCCATCAGGATATAGTCCACGCCGGGCGAGTTCTTCGGTAGAGGGTGCTTTAAACCTACTCATAACCTAACCCCTTATGCTGCGGCGATTGTAGCACCTGTGTCGGAACGCTTCCAATCAGTGCCGTCAGAGAAGGCCAAGATAGCTGCGCCTGCTGCGCCGTTAGAAACGTACACAAGCGTACCAGCTCCAGCATCGGAAGCGGAAGGAGCGTTCGCAACTGTGTATGTTGGAACTTTGATATCGCCAATGAAACCAGCGGTTGAGGTCACTGGACCTGAAAATGTAGTCGAAGCCATTTTAGTACCCTTTGCATAAGGATTCGCTTTGTAGTCTATGCAACGTCAGGAGGGCGGTAACCTGTCTACAAAGCTGATGTTTGCCCTAGTAAGGACAGAATACACTAGGTTTAAACAAAAAGAAAGAGCCTCTTTATTCTTGCTCAACCTCCATAACTTCTGTGGCAATAGGAAGGCTCACCGGGTGCTGGTAGCACGCCTCTGGGTTTCCCTGACCCGCTTCAGTCAGAAACGTAGTCGCAGGTGGCTGTTGCCCCATAGGACACTTGCACTCAGCTATTCCGTTTGGGCCTATCTCGCAGTTCCAGCTAAAGCAGTTGCTGGCCCTAGCGCCTTGGTTGAGGCTGGCATCGCATTCTTGCACAGTTACCTTCATGTTTCGCATCAGCTTGCTAAAGTTGCTGGCCTCTTGCGGGTAGTATTTCTTGGGGGCAAATAAGCTCCATACATGCTCGCTATCGGTCGGATCGCATGAACCCTGCATGTTGCCCATTGTGGTGTCTGCGATAGCTTCCCCGTTGAGGATAGGGCATTTGCACGCTACTTCTGGGTAGGCGATTCCGCTGGTCCCAGTAATCATTTTCCCAGTGGGTTTGCACGTCGATGCAGCACACAGTGCGTATTCGCCTGTACAAGTGGTGATACCCGCCTGAGCGGTTCCGCCCAGCAATATCAAAGCCAAGATAAGTTTTTTCATCTCTTCCTCCATGAAAAAGGGGCCGCGTTAAGCAGCCCCTTCTATTTAGTCTACAACTCGCTTTATGCACCGGGCGAACCGTACATCCCAAGCGGATCGGATACACCGAAAGAATAACGCTCACGCGCTTTGTAGCGCACGTTACCTGTATCGAAGTCACCGTCCATAGATGTCTGCATGGCTGTACGCACAAAGTGCTTCATGCCGTTTGGAACATCTGTAGTCAGGAAGAAGGCGTCTGCGTCAGTCAGATAGTGGTTGACGCGATAACCTTCAGGGATCGAACCATTAGTGTTGATAGCATTAATGTCGTTATCCGCTGTACCTACACGCAGTTCAGTCTGAAGCAAACGAGTTGCAACAAACATCAACGCAGGTGGAACGATGAGCTTGCGTGGGCGAGCTGCAATCAACAGGCCGCGTTCATCAGTGTACGCTGCGATGTCAATTACTGCTTGCTCAAGCGAGGTTTCGTTCAAGTCTGCAGCAACTGCAGGGCGGTTGGCGTTATTAGTGCCAGCCACAGTGCCGTGTGTTGTTGAGAACAGTGTAGTGCCATCACCAGAGTTGAATGTGGTGAAGCCTGTGTTCAGCAACGAAGCTGCTTTAACCTGCTTGGTGTATGCCATAGCGCGAGCCAAGGCTTTAGTATAACGAGCAGACAGAGAATCGTACAAGTTATCTTCCATCGCTTCTTCAGTGATGGAGAAACCCATGCCAACAGTCTCGTGATTGTAACGAGCTGTAAACGATTCTTGAGCATTATCATAAGAGATGGAAGAGCCTTCAGCTTTAACTGGGGCTGCGCCAAATCCTGATAATTTTACTTCTTCCTCAAAACTACGTTCTGAGTTTTCAGTCTCATAGATTTCTGCATGTTCGTTTTCGTACTTGCCGTACTCAAGCCCAAAGAGAGCGTTAAGACCGGGCAATAGCTCTTTAAGGAGCTGGGCGCGTGAAATAGCCATTAGTTAGCCTCCTTACAAGCCAACAGCATTTGTCATGCTGTTATAACCGGGGTTGAATTTAACCAACAGATCGGGGAAAGCATCCGTAATTGGGGATACTGCAGACACGATACGGAAGGCGGCGGTTGTTGTGACAGTGGTAGCGTCTACTGCAGAAGTTGAGTTACCTGTTGTGGTAGAACCAGTAGAGGTAGACTGCGCTGCTGCAAAGAACGTGTTTGCACCAATGTCAGATTGATCCATCGCACCATCGGCTTGTACTTGAAACAGTACGTTTGGATCGTCAACAACATAGGCTTTGATAGCATCACCATTGGACGTACCAGATGGGTAATACTGAGCCTGAACCAATTGGCCCGATGAGTTGACATATTCACAACCAACGAACACACCAAGAGAACCTGTTAAGGTTGTACCTGTTGGGAACGCATTTGTGGTTCCATCGGCACCTGTCGCTGTTGACAGGGCGATATAGCCATCGGCTCCGATGTGAACAACTTGCCCGTAGAACAGGTTAGTCGCTTCACCAGCGGGGTCGATGAGAAACTGGGACGTTGCCCCAGCATATGGCATTCCGTCCGCACGTTTGACAGGACGTAGGCCATAGGGAGCTGCTGTAGTAGCCATCTCTCTTACTCCTAATTTAAGTTAGACAAGCTCCCCTTTCAGGTTACTTGCCGAATGAAGAACGCGTTGACCGTTCTGGGTCTAGTACGGGCATACGCGGATCGGAATTGCGCAAGTAGCTATTGTCCACAGCACTCATCTGGTTTTGGGCCTGATCGAGCTGGGCTTCACGGCGAGCTTGCACATTTTCGGTTGAATTTTGACAAAGCAGTAATCCACCGACCTCTATGTTGTCTGTAAATCGAGACTCGATATCAGACACAACTTGAAGGTTTGGATGATCTTCTGAACGAACGGGTGTCCATCCCTCACGAAATTTAGAAGAGACGTTGGTGTTATCATTTTTCCCAAGAGTAGCGGTGCGAATCCAGCGGTACTCAATACCGGGTCTGGGTTCGGGGGTTGGTAACATTGACGGTCTCTGCCATGACACCTTGCGTTGACCCGACTCGCGGGTCTCTGTAGTGCGTGAGTTCCTATTCGACATTATTTCATTTCCTTCATCAATTGCGCCGCATATTGTTCATTTGACAGACCAAGTCTCTTGGCGAGAGAAACCTGCGTTGAGGTCAGTTGCACTTTGCGTGGTCTTTTTCCACTGCGAGCAGCGGGGGCGACTACGTTACCCGCTTGGCGTTGAGGTGCAGATTCCTCAATAATCTCATCGCCAAACTTATCTGGGAACACGCGGCGAACCGCAGTGTCTAACTCATTGTAGTATTCTTCCGTCCTTGGATCAATACCGCTTTTCACGAGCTTCTCGTGAAGGCCGTAAGCATACCCTGTCATCTCAGGGTCTTTCTCAAACCATTCGTTCTTGCTGGCCCACTCCATAGCGCGTTTATCCGGCTTAGGCGGTTGCACTGCTGGTGCCTGATATTGTGGTTCAGGTGCTTTCTGTTGAACTGGTTGAGGCTTGTAGCTTTCGTAACGCATCTTCTCGCTTTGAAGCGCGTTAAGTTTTTCCTGAGCCTCTAGTAACGCATCGGGGTCACCAGACTCATATGCCGTCTTAAAAGCAGACTTAGCCTTATCCATCTCTGCGCTTACGCGCCCCTTAGCCTGATTGACAAGTACACCTTCACCCTCTGAGAGGGTCTTGCGTAGCTGTTCGTTCTCAGCCTTTACTTGCTGGGCAAAGCGTAAGGCTTCTTCTTGCAACCGAGCAGATTCTTCTTTTGCTCGACGCTCTTCGTGGTATTCAAACTTTAGTTGCTTGATACGTTTCTGTACGCCTTCACTGTACTTCTCAACCTCATCGTCGTCTGGGACATTAGGTTGGGCGCTTTCGGCGCGACGAGGCTTGCCCTTATCTTCTTCTGGCGTGTCGTCTATAACCTCGATTTCAAATCCATCATCACTGTCAGACTCTTCTGGCTGTGAGTTGGCTAGAGCTTCAGCGACTGTTTCGTCTTGAAACTCTGTTTGTTCTGCTAATTGATTCATGCTCTTGCGTACCCCCGTGGATCATCGACAACTGCCTCTACAGTGTCATCATTGATTAAACGAAACTCTTTCCCATAAACCTTGAACCGAGTGCCAGAATACGAACGGAAGATTACGAAATCCCCCTTCTTGCAGTACGGTCCATGTGGAAACTTAGATTCATCTGCGTAGGCGTCAGCGCCTAGCTCCATGACAAAACCAATAATAGATGCGGTCTCTTCTGCGGAACGAATCCCGTCAGGCATTATGACCCCACCTTCGGTCTTATCACTTGTTTCGGGTACACCAATAAGGATTTTATATCCTTGTGGTTTCGGTAGTTTAGAGGCCACCTTTTCCTCTGTCTTCTTATTCCCTGTATACATATCTCTTCCTGCAGTGATTAAAGGTTCACAGATACCCTGCGCAGTTGCCTGCGTAGTTCTCCCAAGGGTACGGTACACTAGAACATGTTATCTTTCAATATACCGTGTCTCAATATCTTTGAGGTCATCCCTGATGAACCTCAGAGCCTCTATTCGCCCCACCATACGATTATAGAGTTCCATACTATCCGCCGCGCCAGACGCGAGGTACGTTTTTAATTCGTCCTCGTACTCGTCTAGTTTACGACCCACCAGCGTAAATACGTTATCGTCCATCTCCCTTAGCAAGCTCCTTTGCTACTTCAATACCTAGTTTAGCGCCCTCTGCTTGATCTTTGCGCTGTGCTTCATCCAGATCAGTGGCAAGTTTAACACCCAAACGTGCGCCCTCTCTCTGGTTCTCAGAAGAAATTCGCTCTGCATCAAGCTGCAGTTTCGCGGTATCCATCTGAATCTTATGCTGCAATTCTTGCTGCTTCATCTGCAATTCCATCTGCTGCATCTGAACAACTGGGTCTTGCTGCTGTTGTTGTATCTGCTTCTGCTGCGCTTCCATCTGATCTTTTTGGAGTAGCTTCTCAGCAGCATCCTTAGCGAGCCTAGAGATTTGAACCTCTACGTCTTCTGGCAAAGGCTGATCTTCATTTGGCATCTCAACACCAAGCATCTTCTCAATTTCACGACGATACTGGAACGCAACATGTTCTGTGATGTGAGCGGCCATAGCCTGACCAATTGCTTGAGCAAACGGAGACTGACCAACCATTTCCCGCATTTTGGGGTCTTGCATCGCTGCCATATGCACAGCGATATGTGCCTCGTGGTCCTGATACTTGAAGGCTTTGACAGGCTCTTGCTTGAGCAGCATCATATTTTCTGTAACAGGATCAGAGGGTTTGATGTCTTCAGGCAGCTTAATGATATCCCCAGCGTCCTGAATACCCAGAACCTCAAGCATCTGACGGTGTAGCTTACCCAAGTCGTAGAGCTGTGGAGCCTGTTGAGACAATTGAAGGGCCGCTTGATACTGCATAATCCGCTGGGACATTGTCGCAGCGTTGGGGTCAGACACAGGTATAACGTCTACACGAGAGTCAAAATCCTTCTGACGATCAAAGTCACCATCCATCTCGTAAGCATACTCTGACGGCATGTAGTCACGGATAATGCTAGACAAGAGGCGTAGCTCTTTCTTCATAGCTGCGTGCATACGAGCCTGAACGCCGGACATAACTTTCATGGAGCGTTCCATCAAAGCGAGAGTTGTACCCACAGGTGCCTGTGCGTTCATGTCACCTACTTGAATGTCCGCAACCGAACCAATGCGTCTTCCTTCTTCGACAATGTTGCCCAGTAACGAGTAGAGTACAGACGATGGCTCTTTGTAAGGGATGAACGTAATCGAATCCCGAATAGCACCGCCCGGTACATCAACGTCCCTAAACTCACCCGGCATAAGCGGACTGTCGTCCCCTTTAATACGCATTCCCCTAGCTTTAAGGCCAGCAGGCAAGTTCGATAGTGTACCAGCATCAATAAGCTGGCGAAGAATTGAAGTGGCAGACTTGGCGAGACCACCGATGAGATGAATAAGGCCCGTACCATAGAAACCCAGTCCCGGCAGATACTTGTAATGGACAAAATGTGCGCGTTTCTTTTTCTTACGGTCATCCTCGTACCAATTCCTTCTAATAGATAAAATTTCACGGGAGGACTTATCAATAGTAACGATATACGGGCGTGCAATCCCATCAGGATCGTCAAACTCTTCTGGCATGTTCATGGTAACGTGCATCTCTAGAATCGTATGCCGATCATCATCTTCTATGACGGCGCTCTCCCCATCTAGCTCGTCATATTTTTCTTGTATATCTGAGAAATCTGGCTCTGGATCAGGCAGGTCAACGTCTCTGTAGAACCCTGCTACCTGTAACTCCAAGATTTCATTAGATGTTTTCTTCATTATGTGCGTATATCGTGGGCAGGTCATCAAATCTGATGCCCCGTAAGACGCTACAAAGTCCTCTGCAGGGACAAACATAGACGCCGGACGCTCCATAATCGGATCGTAGTAGACCTTCTTGAATGCAGAACCAGCGAGCGGGAGCTTAAATAGCATCTGCTCTGTCTCATCGCGGTACTCAGTCATCTCCTCTGTGAGGAGGTAATTCATTTCTGTCTGGATACGATCAGCTTGATCTAGCTTCTCAGGGGTCATTTTACCCATAATCTTAGTACGGCACGGTCCAGATGCAGGGAAAAGCTCCCCCATAGCCTGTGCTTGGAAGCGTACAACAGCTTCAGTTAGTACTGGATGAAACACACCGGACGCGCCCTGCCATGGTTGACTGCGATCTTCGATCTTCATACCTAGCAAATCCAAGCCTTTGACGTAGGCTCTGGCCCAATCACGGCGGGATTCACGGTCAGATTCAAAATCTCCCACAAGTTCTGACGCCATAGACTCCAGAACACCCTCTTCGATTACTTCTGCGAGGTTCTCGTCATGGCTTCCACCCATAAGTTCGTCAGAGATAGTACCTTCAAAATCAATAATAACCCCACCATCACCCGTATCGATGGACACCGCTTCAGGATTTACGATCTCTACTTCGATCTCTTCCGCGCCTGTGCCTTCGATGTCTAAATCTGAGGGTTCTATCTGTCTCTCGACGGCCATTACAGTCTCCTAACTGTGTACACACTGAAACAATAGCAGATTATACTGCCATTCGTCTAGTGGCGAGGCGGACCATTGGGTGGGACGCCCACCTCGCCGTGAAACGCGTTTGGGAGATACACGCTTCAAACTGCACTATAACAGAAAAAACAGGGCTATAAAGACCCCTGTTGAATCGAAGAATTATTTTGTGTACAGTAGAGGTTGAGCAGTGAGGTTGTCTATGGAAGTTTCTATACCGATGATTTGGGATATTGTGCTGGTGTTAATCATAACCCCACTGGCTTGGTGGTTTAGCCAACTCAACAATGAAGTTAAACGCCTTAACATCCTCCTAAACATGACCCGCGAAAACTATATGAAGCGGGAAGATCACCAATCAGAACTGAATCGAGTCGTAGATCACCTACTTCGCCTAGAAGGCAAAATCGACAAGTTGGCAGAAAAACACTAATAATACTCTCTGCGGTGCTGATAAGTTGGCTCATCATCCATTTCATCAGTCGGAAGACGGATAAAACCACCCTGCCTGAACCGCAGTAGCGCCATAACCGTGGAGTCAACAAGGTCATCGTTGGACATAAACGGAAATCCAGCCACTTCCTCCACTAGCTCGTCCGCCCAACGGGTGGCTGGCACCCATACAAGCCCCGATGCAATGATATCCGCCACAGAATTAAGCCTTGCGAGCTTGTCCCCAGTGCCTCTGTGGGGTGTATACTCCTGCACGGGCAGGCCCATCCGCCTCATTTCTTGGTAAAGCGCAGTTCCAGAGGACTTTTTCTCCACAATAAACGAATCTGGCTCCCATTTGTTGTATTCTTCCATGGCAAGTGTCTTTAACTCAGGAAATTCCAGTCGTTTCTTGATAGAATCCATGAGAATAAGCTGATGTGCGTTCTCATTCTCGTTATAGAACACCCCCCACGTTGTCAGCGCGGTGTAATCGGCGCGGTTATGCTTCTCTGCCGCCGCATCGAGAGACATAATGACATATTCTACGGCTGGTGGAGTGTCACCGGGCCATATATTCCACCACTCACGCTTAACAATCGACGCTGCTTCGGACGTAGGCTTCTGCTGATACTGCGAGTTCCACTGGAACGCAGGCATAGACGCTTTTGTACGCTCCAAAGCCACCAGATCAAAGAACTCAGGCCACAATGGCTTCTGTATTGGCTTACCATCTGCGTCTTCTGCGTCTAGAATCGCCGGAAACTCAACGATCTCATACTGGTCAGACAGTGGATTCTTAATCATATCGTTAGTTACACGGCCTGTAAGGTCGTCCATATGCCAACGTGTCTGCACAATAGCTACCCGTCCACCGGGCATCAGACGTGTACGAGCGCCAAAGGTGAACCATTCATAGGCTTTTTCAAATACTGAGAAGTTACCGTTGATAACATCCTGCTCGGAGTGTGGGTCGTCAACCAGAAGTAAGTCTGCACCACGGCCAGCAAGGGCTGACCCAATACCACAGGCGAAGTACTCACCCCCAAAGTTCGTGTTCCACCGCCCCGCAGACTTCGAGTCAACCGCCAGCGAGACCTCTGGGAATATATCTTTATACGCATCGATAGAGATCAGGTTCCGCACCTTCCGCCCGAAGTCCACCGCGAGGTCTGTGGTGTGCGAGACCATCATCACCTTCTTATCAGGGTTACGCCCCAAGAACCAAGCTGGGTAGAATATAGACACAAGCTGCGATTTCCCGTGCCGTGGAGGTATGTTGACGCACACACGGTCTTTGGAGCCGTCTTCCAACGCCATGAGCTGATCTGCCAGTATCCTATGGTGTCTACCCACCTTGTAGTCAGGCTGCATTCGTTTGCAGAACTCAATGAGATCGTCATGTGCTGACTGATTATACTGTCTCGTGGAGAGTTCTCCCACGATCTTGTCTATCTCTGCCAACTCTTCAGGACTGAACGAGTCCAAGTTGTCCAGCATGTGCTGTACTTCGACGGGAGAGAAATCCATATCCTTAGCTAAATTAGCTAAACTAACCATCCAGCCCTAGCTCCTTGTCAACGTCGATGGCATCGGCGTCTAAAACTACGGCGTCCTCGACCTCTGGATTCACTAGCCGTGACAGCTTCTCCCGCAGTTTGTCCTTCAGGTCATCTGTAGTCTGGTGGGTAACTGTCACCTCAGACTTCTCCGCGAACAACCCTACATCACTGATCTTACCCAGCAGCTCCAAAGCACGGATGCGGATACGTGGATCAGGGTTTTCTGTCTCTTCTATCAGCTTGTTTGTAACGAGATACCTAACCTGTGTCGCGCTCTTGACCACCGAATGCCCGAAGTCTTTCAGGATTTTGTCCGTCATCAGCAGGGTTGCAGGAGTCAAGTTTGCCACCCGTTTCGGGGTTGCGGCCTTAGACGTTTTATCAGGATCACCCGCATACGCTACAGCCAGTGCAGCGGCAGCATCCTTATCAGCGTTGCTCGGTTTTACCTCTAAGCCATTGGCGTGCAAGTACTCTACCGTCTGAGCGGCAGCGGCAGCTTTGACACTTAGGTCTTTCATCTCTGGTGCAGGGCGCATAGGCACCCCACGTTCTGGTTCTATATGTATCGCCATTCCATCCACCCCTATTTCATTTGAGTATAAAAAATTTTTTCCATCTTTTCAATCTGGGACTCCTAACTGCTTTTTTCAAACTAGGGGGTGGGGTACGCATAGCGCGCCGAAACAGGGTGGGGGGTGTCTAAGTTATTGATTGCATTAGGTAGTCTAGCACCGAACCCTGCTAATGCATACTCTTCTTCGAAGCCCGATTTCGTGGAAAACGAAAAAATTCGCGCAAATCTTTATTATACAGATGTGCCACGCGTGTCGCCATACAGGGGGGTCGGGGGTAGGTGGGGGTCGCTATATGTCAGAAAAGGTAGTGAGTCACTACTATTGCGTCATATGACGGCTGATAACGAGACAAGAGACACCAAAAGATGTATACTGGTTACATCAAGACGGCAAACACCGGGACTTGATTAACCTAATGTCTTTGAAAGGACACACTATGACACACGTCACAATCAACACTGAAATCGAAACCGCCGTTCGCGATTGGGCAGCGACAACAGTCAAGACTGACATCGCCCGCATCAAGCGCACCGACATCTTACGCAGCGCAGGCTGGACATCGGCACATTGTATCAGCCCCAAGTCAGATGGCAGCGCGGCCAGCGACGAGAGCTGGGCTTTCCTGAAAAATACCATCAACTCAGGTTTCCCGAAACAGGCTCAGGCCATGATGGAAATGAGCGCCAAGGTTTGCGGCGATAAGACTGTAAACGGCCAGACGCGGGCATATTGGATGCGCCAAGCGAACGCGGTGATTGCCGACATCAAGAAGCAATTGAAGCATCGTGAGGATATCGACGCGGAGATCGCATCGGGCAAGACTGGCCCAGACACTCGCACAGTGTCGGTTGAAACCAAGGTCCGCGAATTGCTCAATGATGCAATCAAGCGCATCCAGAAAGCAGATGAGTTTGATTGCTCAATCGATCTGGATGATCTGACCACCGGATTGGCGAACCTTGCCAAGACAATCGGCTAACCACCACGGGGCGGCAATCACGCCGCCCCTAACCATCACGTCTTTGAAAGGACACACAATGCAACATATCTTCCAAGCCGCCCTCGACGTTATCGCCAAATGGCCAGACGATAAGTTTGACGCCATGATTGGATACATGCGAGACAACATGTCGCCAGACGATATTGAATACATCTTAAACAAACGCCGCATCATGGCGGAGCATGGCAGCACATTCCCACGCCAAGCCGCTTTCACTTTGATCCAACGCTAAGACCTGACCCCGCAGCCTTTTGGTTGCGGGGTTTTTTTGTGTCTACATTTCTGTACGAATCTCACTACCCGATTGAAGCCAGTTCTCGAAGCAGCTTCGCGCGTCACGCATCGGATTCGGCGCGGCCACCAAACCACCCACACAGAAAGAAGTAGTGAGTCACTACCCAAATGATGCCAGTTCTCCAAGCAGCTTCGCGCGTCAGGCCGGCGACACGTAGCGAGATGTTGTCGTGTGTGGTGGTACGGAGAATCTTGTCACACCGCGCGTAGTGTAGTGAGTCACTACCCGATTGAAGCCAGTTATCAGAGCAGCATTGCGTCACAGCATGTATGCAGTGATAGAACTCTTATTTTTATAATGTTCCACAATAATGTTCCTAATGTCCCGCAAGAAGTTCCAAAAAGGCCATTTGCAAGTAACTGTTTTATTTATAATGTTCCTAATGTTCCTAATGTTCCATAGTTTAAAAGTCTGACTACGTGAGAGACCCCCCTTCCCACGCGATTCCATGTCCCACCACAAATCCAAAAATTGCCGGTGTTTCCCCGATACCAACGGAACATTGGAACATTCCTTGCATTACAAGCACTTAGCGTGGAACATTATGGAACAAATGGAACATTCCTTATATTACAAACACTTAACCATATATTTGTAGCTATATATCACCATACGATACCATAAGATGGAACATTATCTTATATGTCAGAAAACTTGACATTTGTCACTATACGTGGTACATTAGTATATGTTGTCACGAAATGAACAACGTACCGCGCAGCCTGCGCCAACAACCAAAATTGTAGTGACTCACTACTCAAACAATGGAGAACAAGACTATGGCACTAAAGACCGTCACCTGCCGTTCATGCGGCGAACAGTACGACCATCGTCGTCGTCAACTAGGCTACAACTTCTGCCTAGACTGCGGCGACTTCCGCGCCCAACAAATCCGATCAAGCTGGTGCGTTGCACCTATCGCGCACAAGCAAGGCGCAACACTCGTCACGAACAAAGCCGACCTCAAGGGTCTCAACAAGTACGCGCTGTGAGGGGATGAAGATGAAGATGATCGAAGAGGCCATTAAAGATTACTATGGCGAACGCTGCCCTGACCACGATGCCGATTGTGTCGTGTGTCAAGCGTGGCAGGAGTTTGACACGATTGAGTACGTTCACAAACCGATGAGTAAGGACGAACTCGCAAAAGTTGAACAACCCAAACCCCGCTATATGCGGCACACAGGAGAAGAACTATGAACATGATGATCGAAGTAAAAGGTAGTGACACACTACCACAAACCGAAACAGTCACGCCAAGCGTGCCTCAATCCACCGCTCCGACACTTGCATCCTCTGCGATGCTCGTCGAAGTCAACATCTCTAACTGGGTTGGACGCAAGAAAGACAAGCGTGCCTCTGCCGATGTCACCACGCAAAACCATGCCGATACTGGTGTAGCAAGCGTGAACAAAAAGCTACTCGCTAACTCCGACACACTCAAAGCTATACAGACACATGTGACAGCAACTCGTGCCATGCACGCGAACATGACAATGCCGTGGTCGAACTCCGGTCTGCGTCTGTTACCCACCGCGCAATACTTCAAGTACAGCCAAGCTATGTCCGAGATGCAGAATGAGTTTGAACGCCTCGTGTCCAACTTCCTCGGCAGCTACAACGATGAGGTTGTGGATGTACAACTCAAGCTAGGCGACTTGTTTTCACGCGATGACTATCCGACAGTCGAAACACTACAGCGCAAGTTTGGGTTCGGTATGAACTATATGCCACTACCTGATGCAGGTGACTTCCGTGTGGACATTGGCAACGATGCCCTAGCCGAAGTGCAGGAGAAGTACAGCGAGTTTTACGCCAAGCAGTACAACACCGCGATGAATGACGTGTGGACACGTTTGCACAAGGCACTGACCAGCATGAGTGAGCGCCTCGACTACGGCAGCAAGGAAGACAAGAAGGTGTTCCGCGACAGCTTGGTTGGCAACGTCACCGACATGATAGAACTTCTTCGTGTGTGTAACGTGACGAACTCAAGCCAGATGAACGCCATGGCAAACAGTCTCGAAGAGGCAATGTCTGGTGTGACCCCTGACGCCTTGCGTGAAGACGATACCTTCCGCGCCGAAACCAAAGCGGCAGTAGACGCCGCGATCAAAGCACTACCAAGTTTGGATATATAAGGAGAACAGTATGAAACGCCTAATGAAAAAAGAACCGACACCTATCGATCTTGTGGCAGAAGCTATGAGCGATGAACTTAACTTTAGTGTAACCGCTGAACAGGCAATCCAACGTCTGTGCAACGAGTACTTGAACGCAACGGCTAAAATTAAAAAATAAAGTAGTGACTCACTACACAATTGGAGAACAACATGACTAATCAAGCACAAGCAATGTATGCACTGAACCTCGACCAATGCGTTGATCTTATCAAGGCGGTGGGTAGCAAACGTACCGTCCTAGCACAGGGTGACATGGGTAACGGCAAGTCGTCGATGCTCACCACCTTGGCAGAACAACTCCCCACGCATCGGCCCATATACTTTGATGGCACGACCAAAGACCTTGGCGACATCATGATCCCGTCCATGCAGTCTATCGAAACGGATGGCTGTGTGCGTATGATCCCACACGAAGAACTCGGTCTGCATATCGAAGGGCCGATCATCCTGATGCTTGACGAGTATGGCAAGGCGAACCCCGCTGTGAAGAACGCCATGCTGCGTCTGATGTTGGAGCGTAAAGTTGGTAGTTACTCACTACACCCCGACAGCATTGTCTTTGCCACGACCAACAAAGGCAGCGAGGGAGTTGGTGACATCTTACCACCACACGCACGGAACCGTATGACTGTGGTGCAGATCAAGAAAACCGACCACATGGCCTTGATTGAGTTTGGTATCAACGATGGTTGGGATCACAGCATGTTGGGCTGGATCAAAGACAACCCGCACCTGATGGCATCGTTTGAGGATGTGAAAGACCCCGACGAGAACCCATACATCTTTCACCCCAAACAGCAGCGTGCCGCCTTCGTGACGCCTCGGTCTCTGCACTCTGCATCTGACATACTCAAGCAGCGGCACTTGATTGACGATGTGACGCTAACCGCTGCGCTCATGGGTACAATCGGTGATCGTGGTGCGATGGACTTGATGGCGTTTGTGTCACTATCCGATCAGCTACCCAGCTTACAGTCGATCAAAGATGATCCGAAGAACGCCAAAGTACCCAGCTCCGCAGCAGCCGTATGTATGGTTGTGTATAGAACTCTGGCTGCGTTGGAGAAAGACTGGCTCGACGCTTGGATGGATTACTTGCCGCGTCTCGACACCGAGGCACAAGCTATGTTTGCTAATGGTGTACGCGCACCGAAGTATTCCAAGCAAGCGATGGTGATGACCAACAAGAAGTTCACAGCGTGGGCTATGCAAAACAACCACCTGTACACAGCGGATAAAAAGTAATGCGTACATTCTATGTAACTGTGGAAGGGCTGGTCTCGCGTGTCGAACGTGTCGAGGCCGACAGCCTAGCAAAAGCAATGGTCGAGGCCAAGGCAAAGTTCATGTCACAAGCTGGCGCACTGAACGCTGTATTTGTCTCATCGTATGAGGAGAAAACAAAATGCTAATGTTGAACAACCTAACAGAAGAGCAGCGGCTAACCAAAGCCGTTGTCTCTATCATGGGGAACCCGAAGTACACGGCACTCGCAGGGGTGCTGATGATCGGTGACCGTAATGTAGTGGACGATGACTCCGTACCAACCGCATGTACCAATGGGCGTGACGAGATGTATGGACGTGAGTTTGTAAAGCAGCTTAACGATGCAGAGCTTAGGTTCTTGGTACTGCATGAGGTGTATCACAAACTGTTCAAGCACCTGACAACGTGGCGTCACCTATACGAGCAAGACCCACATCTCGCGAACATGGCGAACGACTACGTTATCAACCTCAAGATCGTTGACGACAACAAAGATGGCTTCGCAACTATGACAGGCGTGTTGGAGAACGGATGCTATGACCCCAAGTATGCTGGCATGGACAGCGCACAGGTCTACAACTCTCTGCGTGATGACCAAGATGGCGACGGTGGCGGACAAGGTAACGATGATGGCGACGATGGCGGTGGTAGTGGCTCACTACCTAATGGACAGCAGCCATTCGACGAGCATGATTGGGATGGTGCGCAAGAACTAACAGCCGACGAGCAGCGCGATCTTGCACGCGAGATTGACGAGGCTATCCGCCAAGGTGCGTTGGTTGCAGGTAAGATGGGCAGCGGTGGTGATCGTGACCTAGCCGAACTGTTACAGCCACAGGTCGATTGGCGTGAAGCACTGCGTGAGTTTGTGCAGAATACTTGCACGGGTAGCGACTACTCTACTTACCGCAGACCCAACCGCAGATACTTGTCGAGTGGTATGTATATGCCAAGCGGTATCACCGAACAGGTCGGTGAGTTGATCGTGGCTATCGACACATCTGGGTCTATTGGGCAGCGTGAGTTGTCTGCGTTTCTGTCCGAGGTCAAATCGATATGCGATACTGTACACCCTGAGAAAGTACGCCTGATGTATTGGGACACGAGGATATGTCGTGACGAGACGTATGACGCTAGTGATCTCGATACTCTCGTACAATCAACCAAGCCAGCGGGTGGCGGCGGCACTGATGTCGATTGCGTTACCGATTACATTCGGGACAACAACATCAACGCGCAAGCATGTATCGTGCTGACAGATGGTCACCTGTTTGGTGGCTGGGGTCAGTGGACTATGCCTGTGTTGTGGTGCGTGATGGACAGCGGCAAGACCGCAGACGTTGGCAAGACAGTACACATCAAATCAAGGGATATGTAATATGCTTGAATACCTAAAAGACGACAATGTTATCTGTGGTAGAGTATTACGCCACGAAGCAAGCGGCAGCGACAAGGCGAATAGAATTTGGACCTACCGGAATGATCTTGGTGAGGAATATTTAGCAAGTAGTAAATCGCAGTGTCGAAGCGAAGCTATCAAAGATTTGCGTCTGTGCCGCGTTGATCTGGTTGTGGAGTATACCGCCGTTGGAGGTATTCACAGGTTTGATTACTCTGACGCTTTCCAGAAGCAAAACATAAATGATCTTGCGGATAGGCTGAAAAGAGCGCGAGGCCGCGAAGCATGGTTCGAAAAACTTTACAAAGAGTCTTGCGCAGAAAACAGAGAGTTGAAAGCCAAATTAGAAGCTATCAAAAAACTTATGTCAAGGGATATGTAAAATGGCACTATACAGTACAAACTATACCTCATTTGCATCGGTAGTGGCTCACTACGAAAGCATCAAACCCCTTGTATCTAAACTTCACACACGTGAGGACGACATCAGACCTATCGGAGACCGTAACCGTAAGCACGAACGCATCGTTAAGTTAAGCCGAAACTGCTACGCACTGAGTGATGGGTATCACCGTGGTGATCCTATGTTCCCCCGTTGGTTTGGGAGGGATGGTAAGATGGAGTACTACGCACCTATCGTGTGGCGTAAACATAAGGATGGTGTCGAGAGCGTCAGGATTATGAATATGACAGGGCCAGACAGCGGATGCGAACCTTCACGTTACAGTTTTATAGATAGGCATACACCGCGTGGCTTACATTTTATACAAGGTAACGCACGTCAATATATCTCTACGAGTGGGTTAAGAGAGGATGCGATATTCCTAGCCAAGGGCAAAACTGTAACCGCCGACGAACAAAAATACTATGAAGATAGCATTCACTATCCGGGTAGGCATTCATGGTCGCAGCGTAAAGATGACAATGCGGCGTTGGTGTTTACTAGGGGTGGAGGTAATTGGATACATAACCCAACAACTGGGAAGAAAGTACCTAAAGGCCCACAAGTGAACAAAGAACTAAAGGCTAAATACAGGGGCGCACTCAAGAAGTTCTTTGAGTGGGGTATGACTATGTCCCCCCTGCTGCCTTTGGAGCAACAATACATCATGGAACGTATGGATGAACTGCGTAAGCACTTCTACCCAACAACAGGCTATCAGCCATGGAACCCTGAGTGGTCGCGTGTGATTTTAGTAGACGAGGATCACCCTATGCGGTTGCACCTATGGGTTCAGTTTGCGTCCCAAGCTACCGATGGATACGGTTGGAACCCATCGTATGCGGTAAAAGATGTACAAACAGAAGATGATCTGCGGCGTGTTAGGGCGAGGTTCAACTCGTTCTTCAACGTCAACGCGGGCTTTATGAAACAGTAGTGACACACTACGCAATTGGAGAATAACATGAAACTTGAACAAGTAAGCACTCTAGGTGAACCGTCGAATGGTCAACAACCTATCGGCCTGATGGATTTTGCACACAAGCTGACGCAACAGATGAAGGGTTACAAAGTCTCTGTGTCTAAGAAGCACAACATGCTGTACGTCTACCGAGGAGGTGACAATTACGTCATGGGTATAATTGGCTACGGCGACTTTCAAACTAGCGGTGATGGGAATGATCGTTACGCTGTGTGGTCGCCGAACATAAAGAACATGAAGTACAGCCATGGGCTACAGCAAAACATGTCCCTAGCACTGAAGCAGGACAAAGCTGTGAAGAACGCCATGAAGTATATACGTCCGTTGACCGTAGAGCAGACTATGAAGCTGTCGCTACGGCAATGCCACCGTGCGGCCCAAGAGGTAGTGTCAAAGATACGAGACAACACGGGTGAGCTAAGACGTGAGTTGGTCAACAACTTCTTTGATACGAGTACCTACTCAGCGCCGAGACCAAATCCGTTGCAGAGAGAACTAAAACATCTGGTCGAGTCGGGCTATGAGTTCTTAGATAAAGACCTTGGCGATAAACTGCACAAGATGTTTGGTGGACTGAATGAGCTTGAAGCCGCGCGCCAAGTCGTGGACAACACGTTCACGTTTGTTGAGGCAATAGTATCTCCAACAGGTAGGCAGATGTTCCGAGTACATACCGATGTAGACGCGTCAACTCACTACTCGATTACTAGGAGTGTGTCGGAGCTTCCTGACAACACCTCTTTGTATGACCAACATAACCTACCGGACGAGCTGGCAGGTAAGTTATCTGTTCTGAGTATGCTCGAATTGGAAGGCTATGTCGAAGGCGTGGGCTATCGCGCAGCCGATAACGTATTCTATGTGCGTGGGTGAGTAGCGTGGAAGTATGCGATAACAAGAATTATCGCGTCTCAATACACCCGACTACCAACGAGGTAGATATATTATGTTTTGGTCTTGAAGCTATTGACGCGTCAGCTTTAGGGTTATATGACAGTATACACGACACACCTATGTGGGTACAGGAGAGGGTAGCTGTCTTGATGATGACCAATGGAACACCGCCGACTGAACCTGTCGATGGCGTGGGTCGCCGAATAGATAGTAATACTTACTGGGTATATTACGATTAGGTAGTGGCTCACTACCATGGGGGCGGTTCGCCGCCCCTACCTATCAACCGAAGCCAGTTACTACGAGGAAGCCTATGACACCTGAAGCCAAAGTTAAAAAGAAAATTGTTGCCGTACTCAAAGAACATGGCGCATATTATTTCTACCCTGTGACGGGGGGCTTTGGTCGGAGTGGTGTACCAGATATAATCGTATGTCATGCTGGTCGTTTTATCGGGATCGAATGCAAGGCAGGTAAAAATAAGCCGACACCCTTACAGGAAAAGAACTTGCAGGACATCGAAGTGGCAGGTGGAATTGCGATGGTTGTCAACGAAGATAATATTGCAGATGTCAAGAAATGTTTGGAGGGAGAATAACTGTGGACTTGAGCAGAGTAAAACAACTCATGCTGCATGGGGCTAGTTTCGAGAGGGCATACGGTTTTTGTATGCAGCAATTGGCTAGAGCAGAAAACCAGATACCCAACCACAAGATTCAAGAAGCGCGAAGGAAGAGTGCGGGGTTTGGGGCTTTGCGTCCTAGCAGCGGCGCTGCGGACAACCCAGAGATTGTCGCTCAAATAGACGGGTTCTTGCAGAGCAAGATACACCAGAAGGATATAGCTAGATTGCTGAAGGTCAGCCAGTACACCGTCTCTAAAATAAAGAAGCGGCATAACCTACCTACAAAAAAGTTGGACGATGAATAAAGAAAACGCGAAGCTGCAAAGCAAGATAGCTATTCAGCGCACTGAGATTGCAAGGTTAACCCAGAAGTTAGAGAGGTTAACTAAAGAAAAAACCGAGTTACTACGGGACATAAAGTGGATGAGAGGAGAACGTGATGAGTAAAGATGACATGGAAAAGATTTTGGATGAGGCATTCCGAAAAGTGTTTGGGGAGAAGTGGTAATGGAATTTTTTACTGCCTTGCTAATATATTACCCGCTGCAAGACATGGATATGCGGGGTGAGATTTGGTTCGAGAACTACGCTAAATGTGAACAGGTTCTCAGGTCTGATGCGCTTCTCGCTATCTACGACAACCCAAAAGATGTTCACATGAACTGCACTCAATCAGATAAAGCGAGTTCATCTATACGTCCAAAAACAAGGCCGAAAGGGTTGGGCAATGGGTGACGAAGCGTTGAACTTGCAGCAGCAAGCGGAACTGAGGTTCCTAAGAAATGAAGTTAATAAATACGAGCGTGAGGTTAATCGCGCCGAGCAACACCCCAACGTGCAGCAAGACCTGCAACGCGCGAGGGGGGAACTACGAGAGTTTACCGCAAACCTGCGGAAACAAGGTGTCAATATATAATGGAGAATGACATGGCTATATTAAAGAAACCAACCGCACCAGCTACAATGGAAATCCATGCGTTAAAGCAAGGACGTATCAAGTTGCGGATGATCGGGCAAACCCCGATGTACTTTAACAGCATGGGCGCAAAGGCGTGGCGTGACCTGTTAGTCGGCGGCGGCAAGAAAACTGCGGCTGAGAAGAAGAACATAAAGCACAACCCCGAGCAGGAGTTTCGGGATAGTGTGTACAAGAAGTCTACAGGTGATACACATCTGTGCTTCCCTGCTGCGGGTGTAAAGGGCGCGATGGCTACCGCTGCGCTTGAGACAGAAGGCATCAAGAAAACAAGTGTTCAGCGGTTAATCTTCTTACCGGAGAGCCAAATCCAAATCTGGGGTAAGCCTTACTTGAAGATGGATATCGTTCGGTCTGCGGATATGAACAAGACACCTGATGTGCGTACCCGTGCGTACTTACCCAACTGGTGTGCAGAGGTGGATATAAAGTTCGTGACGCCAACTCTGAGTGCGTTCTCTATTGTGTCCCTGTTACAGAACGCTGGTACGATTGTCGGTATCGGTGACTTCAGACAGGAGAAGGGTCGCGGTTCATACGGCACTTTCTCTGTAGCAAGTTCTGAGGACATGGGAGATCAGCAAGAAATCTGGGATGACATCACGCAGGAAGCGCGTGAGGTTCAAGAGTTGGCTATGGAACATCCAGAGTGCGCTGACGATCAGACACGAGAGTTGATGCAGTTCATTCAAGAAGAGCGGTTGCGCAGAGCAGCCTAAAGAAGAGGGGCGGTTAACGCCGCCCTAATTCACGGACAAGGTAAGACGGTCAGGGTACGGTGCGGCAGGGCGAGGTTAGGCGAGGAAAGGCGGTCATGGATAGGACAGGCAAGGCGGCGTAGGTTTTGGCGTGGCACGGCGGTCGAGGCGGGGCTAGGAGAGATATGGCGAGGCGCGATCAGTTCTGGCAAGGCGGTCTAGGTGCGGTGCGGTTCGGCGCGGTTTGTTTTGGCGCGGTATGGTGTGGCTGGGCGGTTTAGGTTGGGTACGGCGAGGTCCGGCACGGTTCGGCGTGGCATGGCGGTTCTGGTGAGTTACGGCCTGATAAGGAAGGCTTGGTATTGTGAGGTATGGTATGGTCAGTCAAGGCAGGGCAAGGCGGTCGTGGAGAGGAGAGGCAAGATTGGGCGAGGCGGTCGAGGCGGTTCAGGTTCGGTATGGTCAGTCAAGGCAGGGCGAGGCGGTCAAGGCGGGGTACGGTATGGAAAGTTGCGGTCTGTCTAGGCGGTTCAGGTTTGGTCTGTTAAGGCGGAGCGGGGTTAGGCGGTCGAGGCGGGGCATGGTTCGGAGAGGCGCGGTCAGTTCTGGCGGTCAAGCTAATAAACAAGTGGTGGGCTGTAGTGGCCCACTACACAAACATAAGAAACTTTTTGGAGGACAGTATATGTCTAGTTTTAATAAGAAGACCAAGCAGCGTATCATAGATGATTACCTGCAAAATACAGGTGCAAACATGTTTGTGCCAGCGGACTTTGTTGATTGGTTGGCGACACAACCAGAACATGAAGCATACCCTGCCTTCTACGGTATGGATGATGCAGAAGCAGCACGGCAGCACCGCATACAAATGGCGCGTCAGATGGCGTCTGGATTACGGATTGTTGCCAAAGCGGAAGACGTAGATAGTTCTGTGGTCGCTATCAAAGTGACGGAGTATCCTGCGTATATATCTCCTGTGTCCAAACGCAGAGAGGGTGGCGGGTACGAACCGTTTGACCCAACTGATGCCAACTCACAGGCAGAGTTGCGTAGGCAAGCAGGTACTAGCCTAGCCGCATGGCTTGAACGGTTCCGTGGTTGCGCGGAGCATATTGGGTTAGACATGACCCCGTTGGAAGACATTGTGCATACGCTGCGCGATGATAAAAATAAAGCAGTAGGAGAATAGCATGGCTAAGAAGAGTAAAGCGGATAAAATCTGGGCGTATAAGATCAGATACCCACAGGCCACCACGAGCGAAATCGCTAAGGCCACTAAATCGTCGTACAACTACGTTCACGCGCTGATGAGTAAGATCGGCACACCAAAAGAAGTGTTCGAGAAGGAAGCGAAGAAGGTGACGCGTGGCCAAGTGCTGGACACTGCAAAGGAGTACGTCACAAAAGACCGTGCATCAGATCATGGCGACATGGAAGATAATTTTCAGCGTATCGCCCTATACTGGAACGCACATCTTGGATTGATTGATTTCATAAAGACAAAAGATGTTGCAGCTATGATGGCGTTACTCAAAATCGCTCGCATACATTCTAACCCTACACACATGGACAACTGGGTAGATGCCTGTGGGTATATGGCATGTGGCGGCGAGATAGTGGGTAAAGGCTAATGGATGTATATACGCTAGATTTTGAGACGTACTATGACCAAGAGTACTCGTTGTCTAAGATCACAACCGAAGAGTATGTGCGTGATCCACGCTTTGAAGTAATCGGCCTTGCGATCAAGAAAAACGATAAGGCCACTAAGTATGTTAATGATCCGGCGTTGATAGAGCGTCTTCTATCACACATAGACTTCTCTAATAGCGCCATCTTATGTCACAATACGATGTTTGATGGCGCTATACTTAGCTGGCGCTACGGAGTTAAGCCCAAGGTTTGGTTCGATACTATGTGCATGGCTCGTGCGCTGCACGGCGTGGAGACAAGTGTGTCGCTCAAAGCTACAGCAGAACGGTACGGCGTGGGCGTCAAAGGTCACGAAGTACACAATGCCAAGGGTAAACACCGTGCCGATTTCACCGCAGAAGAGGCGGCTCGGTACGGCGAGTATGCCAAGAACGATGTAGAGTTGACCTACAAGTTGTTTAAGATGATGGGGGCTAAGTTTCCCCGCCAAGAGTTAAAGATAATTGATTTGACCCTGCGGATGTTTATTGATCCTGTGCTTGATCTAGACCTCGGATTGTTAGAGCAGCACCTTGAGGATACTCGTGACCGCAAGGACAAGTTGTTGGTAGACGCAGGGATAGAGGACAAGAAAGACCTGATGTCCAACCCGAAGTTTGCAGACATGCTGCGGGGTCTAGGCGTAATTCCGCCTATGAAGATCAGCCCTGCGACAGGCAAAGAGACTTACGCATTTGCAAAGTCGGACGAGGACTTCAAGGCACTGCAAGAACACGAGGATGATCGGGTACAATCTTTGGTGGCGGCACGTCTGGGTAGCAAAAGTACCTTAGAGGAGACACGCACAGAGAGGTTTATAGGCATATCTAAACGTGGCCTACTGCCAGTACCCGTTAGATACTACGCAGCGCACACTGGTCGTTGGGGCGGTGCCGATAAGATCAACCTACAAAACCTACCGAGCCGTGGCATGAACGGTAAGAAGTTAAAGAGGGCGATCATTGCTCCCGAAGGACACACCATTGTCGAAGCCGATAGTTCCCAGATCGAAGCGAGGGTCTTGGCGTGGTTCACAGGGCAAGATGATCTGACCTCTGCGTTTGCCAGAGGGGAAGATGTTTACATAAAGATGGCGGCGCGTATCTACGGTTGCCAAGAAGAGGACGTTACAAAAAATCAGCGGTTCGTCGGGAAGACTACGATCCTTGGCGCAGGGTACGGTATGGGTGCCGAGAAGTTTGGCGTGCAGCTAAAGACGTTTGGGTATGAGGTAGCGCCTGACGAAGCCCGGCGGATCATAAACATCTACCGCGATGCAAACTACAAGATCAGCAAGGGGTGGCGCGATGCGAACTACATGGTGCAGCAGCTTGCCAATAACCGCGCGGTTACGTTTGGGCGGAAGGGTATCATTAAAGTAGACGCTGCCAACCAAGCACTGATTGTGCCGAGCGGCCTGAGTATTTTCTACGATCAGTTGTACGGAGAGCAGACCGAAAAAGGTCTGGAGTACAGCTATAAAACTCGTAGAGGGCGTACCAGAATATACGGTGGTAAGGTGATAGAGAACGTGTGCCAAGCAATAGCGAGGTGCATTATAGGCGAACAAATGCTAAAGATTAGTAAGAAATATCAAGTCGTGTTGACTGTGCATGACTCTATCGTATGCTGTGTACCTGACGCCGAGGTCGCTGAAGCACAAGCGTTCGTGGAGAGTTGTATGCGTTGGACGCCTGATTGGGCCGAGGGGCTACCCGTCGATTGCGAGAGCGGCACGGGCAAATCATATGGAGATTGTGAATGAGTAAAGCAGCGCCATGGTCCTTCAGCCGGATCAAAGCATTCGAGCAATGCCCCAAGCAGTTCTACCACGAGAAGGTGCTGAAGCAGTACCCGTTTAAAGAGACTGATGCCATGCGCTACGGTACTGATTTTCACAAGGCGTGTGAGGATTACATCGGTGAAGGTACGCCGATCCCTAAGAAGTTTGACTTCATCAAGCCGACACTGGATGCGCTGAACCGCAAGAAGGGTAAGAAGATTGTCGAACAGAAGCTAGGTCTGACCGCTGACCTAGAACCGTGCAGCTTCTTTGCTAAAGATGTATGGTTCCGTGGTATCGTTGACCTTGCGATCATCGACGAGGAAACAGGTGTAGGTTGGATCATCGACTACAAGACAGGCAGGTCTGCCAAGTATGCCGACAAGGGGCAGCTTGAGTTGATGGCGCTGACAATCTTTAAGCACTACCCGAAAGTTACAAAGCTAAACGCAGGTCTGTTGTTTGTGGTAGCTAAGAGCCTTGTCAAAGCGGAATACGAAATTGACTTACAGCAACTTCTTTGGAGCAAATGGTTAGCAAACTATGCTAAGATGGAGAAAGCGTTTGAGGTAGATGTATGGAATCCCCGTCCATCGGGCCTTTGCAAACGCCACTGCCAAGTAACCGAATGCCCACATAACGGAGCAAACTGATGCCATACACAAAGAAACCTCGCCCGTATAAGAAAGAGTACGAGCAACAGAAGAAACGCGGCGAACACGAAGACCGCATGGAGCGCCAGAAGGCTAGGCGCAAGATGGATAAGACAGGCAAAGATGCCAACAAGAATGGCAAAGCCGACAAACGAGAAGGCAAAGACATTGCCCACAAGAAACCGCTAAGTAAAGGCGGGACAAATAAAGACGGTGTAAAAGTACAAAGCCGTAAAAAGAACCGCGCAGCGGGTGGGGCTATGAGCAGCCCGAAGAAGAAACGGTAGTGTCTCACTACTACGGAGAACAACATGAAAATTCTACGGGATAAAGCATTACTGCTGAAGGTTCGTAACCCTAAGCAAATCACAGCAGTAATCCCTAAAAGTAAGGAATTACCAATGAACAAAGTCGTCGTTAATTGGGGTGTGGACGAAGCGCATACCCTAAAAGGATTAAATATAAACGTACCGTCACCTATAACTAAACGTTATAACTGGCCGGGACAGTACAAGCCGTTCGATCATCAGAAAGATACGGCATCTTTTATGACTATGAACAAGAAGTCATTTTGCTTTAACGAGCAGGGTACGGGCAAGACTGCATCGGCTATCTGGGCCGCAGACTATCTTATGACCCAAGGCAAGGTTAAACGTGTGCTGGTTATATGCCCGCTCTCCATCATGGACAGTGCATGGCGTGCAGACTTGTTCTCCTTTGCTATGCACCGCACGGTGGATGTAGCGCACGGTGGCAAAGAGAAGCGCAAGAAGATCATCAACAGTGGGGCAGAGTTCGTAATCATCAACTACGATGGGGTCGAGGTTGTCAGCGACGAGATTGCCAAAGGTGGCTTTGATTTGTTTATTGTTGACGAGGCTACACACTACAAGAATGTGCAGACTAAACGATGGAAGACACTGAACAAGCTGGTCGGTGAAAACGATTGGCTGTGGATGATGACGGGTACTCCCGCCGCGCAAAGTCCTGTCGATGCGTATGGCCTAGCTAAGTTAGTCAACCCTATGGCAGTGCCGAGGTTCTTTGGATCATGGCGTGATATGGTGATGTGGAAGGTGACACAGTTCACTTACAAGCCGAAGGAAAACTCCAAGGACACAGTGTTTCGAGCGTTGCAACCTGCGATCAGGTTTACCAAAGACGAATGTCTTGACCTGCCCGACATGGTTTACAGCAAACGCTTCGTCGAAATGACCGCGCAGCAGAAGAAGTACTACGATACTCTGCGTAAGAAGATGATGATGGAAGTAGCTGGCGAGTCCGTGACAGCAGCAAATGCTGCGATCAACATGAACAAACTACTTCAAATCAGTGCGGGTGCAGTCTACACCGACGATGGCGACTCGGTGGAGTTCGATATTAAGAACCGCTACCAAGCCCTCAAAGAAACAATAGACGAGAGCAGCCAGAAGGTTCTGGTGTTTGTGCCGTTTAGACACACGATAGATATGCTAACCGAAAGGCTACGCAAAGACGGCGTTACTACTGAGGTCATACGGGGAGATGTTTCTGCGGGTAATCGCACGGACATATTCCAACGGTTCCAGAACGACCCTGATCCTCGCGTGCTGGTTATCCAACCGCAAAGTGCGGCACATGGTGTAACACTGACGGCGGCTAATACAATCGTGTGGTGGGGACCAACATCTTCTCTTGAGACATACGCACAAGCTAACGCGCGTATTCACCGTGCAGGGCAAACGCATAAGTGTACTGTAATTCAACTGGCTGGGTCCGCTGCGGAAAAACGGATTTATCGTATGTTAGACGAGCGCATCAACATACACACAGCAATGATAGATTTATACAAAGAAGTGCTTGACTAGGTAGTATAAGTTACTATATGTCATAAATATAACTATAAAACGGAGAACAGCTATGACAATCCCTGTCGAAAAGCTCGTCGGTGCCTATACAAAGATACGCGATAAGCGTTCAGAAATATCGGCCAAGTTCAAAGAGGAAGACGGTAATCTTGCAGAACAGCAGGATAAGATCAAACGTGCTTTGTTGGATTATTGCAAAGACCAAGGCGTGGATAGCGTGCGTACAGCATCAGGGCTATTCTATCGTACAGTCAAGCAACGATATTGGACAAGCGATTGGTCTTCTATGCACGCGTTCATTATGGATCATAACCTCCCCGACTTCTTTGAGAAACGTCTCAATCAAACCAATGTACGTCAGTTCATAGAAGAGAACCCTGATCTAATACCTGCGGGGTTAAACGTGGACTCGGAGTACGTCATCTCTGTGAGGAAAAAATGAACGATACCGAAACACCGTATGTGGGTACGCCGGAGGTTGCTAAGTACTTCCAAGTGTCCATAACAACTATCCGTAACTGGATTAAGTCGGGGCATATACCCCCCGATACTTACATTAAAATCGGCGAAGTCTATAGATTTAGGCTAGGCGAAGTAGATACTGCGTTGACAAAGAACGCGGCAAAAGGGCAATCTAAAGCCTCAAAATCAGAAACCAATGGAGAATAATATGTCGGACATGACACTATTTGAGGGCGGCAACTCCCTCGCAAACAGCGATCTTTTCAAGCAACTACAGGACACTGACGATAACTTGTCAGGTGGCACTGGCGGCGGCGGTGCGCGTCGAATCAGTTTGCGTGGTGGTCGCTTCCGCGAAATGGTTGGCGGCGAACAAGTCAACGTAAAGAGCGATGGCTTCTTAAATGTCATTATCCTTAACGCCGCTAAGTTATCTCGCACTTACTACTCCGGTGCGTATGACGCTGAGAACCCATCAGCACCGACTTGCTGGTCGGCAGACACACAAGCACCTGCATCCGAGGTTCCCGCAGACCAACGTCAAGCCTCTCGCTGCATGGACTGTCCGCAGAATATCAAAGGGTCAGGCCAAGGTGAAAGCCGTGCGTGTCGTTTCAACCAACGCATCGCGGTGTTTCTTGAGGGTAACATGGATGAGGTCTACCAACTACAACTCCCTGCCACATCTATTTTTGGTGATGCAAAGGATGGCAAGATGGGTATGCAAGCATACGCTAAGTACCTCAAAGCGCATAAGACCCCATCCATCGCCGTGGTCACACAGATAACTTTTGACGAGAATAGCGCCACGCCGAAGCTACTGTTTAAGGCTCATCGCCCACTGTCAGAAGAAGAGCTACAACAAGCGGTAGCTTCAAAAGATAGCGAAGATGCTATCAAAGCAATAACATTGACTGTATCCCAAACAGATAAGGTACAGGCAATTCGAGATGGCGCAGTTGCTGACGATGAGGTGGACATCGGGGAGACAGCACCTGCGCCTAAGAAGGTCGCCAAGAAGAAAGAGGTAGCTGCTCCCTCCTCTGAAGAGGCGGACCTTTCATCTATCGTTGACGATTGGGACGACTAATTTAGCGGTTAGTCGTTAGTTAACGGTAGATTGCCGTGGTGGGGCTTTGTCCTTTCAACCCACCACGGCACACTTTGGAGCAGCAGCAATGAAAACATTAGAATTTTTAGAGGGGGTACTAAGTAGTAAAGGCCACTACTGCGTATTCGCCGCTAGGAGCAGGGACGACACCCGTATACAGAAGTTTTACGATACCCTTGAGGAAGTAGAGCGTGCCGCGCTCAAGTTCGATGCGGATGGGTTTGACGCGTACTTCGCCCTTAGTACATTTAAAGAGCCAACTAATCGTAAAGGCCCAAACGCACACGAGTTGAAATCCTTGTTTCTTGACTTGGATTGTGGTCCGTCGAAAGAATATCCAACGCAGAAGGCAGCAGTCGATGCCTTACGAACTTTCTGTAAACAACTCTCCCTGCCTAAGCCTATGATGGTCAACAGCGGTAGAGGTGTGCATGTGTATTGGCCCCTTACCGAAGCGGTTTCGGCAGAGCAATGGCTAGATGCAGCGGAGCGATTGAAGCGAGCTTGTGCTGATAACGGTCTACTCGCTGACCCTGCGGTTACGGCTGACGTAGTTCGTATCCTACGCGTGCCATTCACACACAACTATAAGGGCGATCCACCGTTGCCCGTAGATTTTTTTGGCGTTTCTATGCCCGAGCCTGTGGTGCTTGACGAGTTCACGTCCAAGCTGGGCGTAGTTTTGAAACCAGTTACTACGCTTGATCTAGGCACTGACGCACTTTACGAAGCCTACGCAGACAACTCTGAGAATGTTTTTAAAACTATTATTAAGAAGACTATCGAAGGGCGCGGGTGCAATCAGCTAAAGTTTATAGCGATGAACCAATCCGAGGTGAGCGAACCTTTGTGGAGAGCAGGACTGTCTATCGCGAAGTTCTGCGTAGACGGTGACAAGGGCGCAGAGAAAATATCCAACAGACACCCCAACTATAATGAAGCAGAGATGCGCAAGAAGTTGGACGAGATTAAAGGGCCGTACACTTGCGCACGGTTTGACGAACTAAACGAAGGCACATGCAGGGACTGCCCACTATGGGGTGAGATCAAATCGCCGATTGTATTGGGTAAACGTATTCGACCGAGCGAAGGCGAAGTGGTGGTGTCTGCATCGATCACTAAAGCTGGTGTAAAGAAGTCGGAACAGTTTGAGATACCAGAATACCCTGCGCCGTACTTTCGTGGCGCTGCGGGGGGCGTGTTCCTGCGTAGTAGCAACGCCGATGGGGATATTGAAGAGGAGGTCGTATATCACCACGACATCTATATCACGCGGCGACTGCATGATTTTGAACTAGGCGAGACGTTAGTGTTTCGTCTGCATCTTCCAAGAGATGGTGTACGGCAATTCAATGTACCCCTTACCCATGTAACTTCTCGTGAGGAGTTCCGTAAGTGCATGGCTAAGGAGGGCGTAACCGCATGGGGAAAGGCGTTAGATAAACTGATGGTATACACAACAAAATGGATAGACGAACTACAGCGCACTACTACGGCTGATGAAGCGCACCGCCAATTCGGTTGGGCTGGTGACGATATGGAGTCGTTCGTGCTGGGCGACAAGTTAGTAACTGCGTCGAGTGTTGACTTCAACCCGTCTTCGTCCGCCACAGCAGGGCTAATAGATGCGTTCGAGCCTAAAGGTACGCGTGAGAAGAACATTGATCTGCTGGCGTTCTACGACAAGCCGGGGTTTGAACTGCACCAGTACGTGGTCGGCATCGGTTTCGGCTCACCGCTCATGGCTTTGACAGGTCTGAACAGTATGGCGGTCCATCTTTATGGTGGTTCTGGCGTAGGTAAAACAACTGCACAGATGGCGGCACTTGGTATATGGGGCAGTCCTGATGATCTGATGAACAAGCCCGAAGATACACACAACTCTCGGATGCTTCGTGGCGAGGTCATGCACAACATTCCGTTGGTGTCGGATGAGATGACAAACGTAACAGGTGAGCAGATGTCTGACTATGTTTACCAAGTATCGGGCGGACGCCAGAAAAACCGTATGTCTTCTAACGGCAACACCGAGCGTGCGCGGGGTAAACCTTGGCATCTTCTTGCGTTGAGTTCAGGTAACACCAGCGCGTGGGAAGTCTTGAGTCGGCACAAAGCAGCGCCGAAAGCAGAGATGATGCGGATGTTTGAGATACATGTTAAGAAGATGAACTTTGTAAAAGGTGACAACACTGCCACGGCCAACCTAATAAACGACTTTAAAACGAACTACGGCCACATCGGGCCAGAGTACATTCAATGGGTCATAAACAACAAGGAAGAGGTGAAGCGCACAGTGGAGTCTGTACAGGTGCGCTTAGATAAAGCGGCTAGGCTTGGGCCAGAGAACCGCTTTTGGTCGAGCGGTAACTCAGTAATCATTGCAGGGCTAATCATCGCTAAGAAACTGGGTTTCGTAAACTATGATGTAGGCGCAGTATACAGGTGGGTTGTGAGCGAGCTTATTTCTCGTAACAGCTTTGTTAACGATGTCGGTGCATCAGTTACGCAGACACTGAACAACTACTTGTCAGAGAACTACAATAACATGCTCAAGATCGAAAGCACTGAGGACTTGCGTGGTAAGAACGACAACGGGCTGGATCAGCTTGTACCTGTCGGTGCATCGCCACGCGGTCATCTAGTTGCACGCTACGAGCCAGATACCAAGCTGCTATTCCTGCGCCTCAAGCCATTCCGAGAATGGTGTGTTGACCAGCAAATAAATTACCAAGGCGTAGTAGATGACTTGAAAGAAAAGCTAGGGGCCAAGCGCGTTAAGAAGCGCCTGACTAAAGGCACGGACTTTAACCTACCACCTGATTGGGTGCTGGAGATGGAGTTTGCAGAGATGGAGCATGATGGTGATGGACCAGAAGGTATTGAAAATTGATGATCTGAACCCTGACGGGTTACGGGTGACGGTAAACTGGGACGATATGGGCGTTAAGTCGTCTATATTTGTCCCATGTATCAATACCGAAAAGGCTAAAAACCAATTACAGAAGCTCGCAGAACGTAAGAAATGGGAGTTTGACATGCAAGTTTGCATCGAAAACAAAAAATTAGGTTTACGCGTATGGAGAACTGTGTGATACATTCCTCATTACGACATTGTTCTCAGTGTTGTTCTCCACTCATACTGCCCCGCATATAAAACTATGCGGGGCTTTTTTATTTGTAATCTTCTGCGCTTTTGCGCATCGCATCGGTGTAAACAATACCGTTTACCATTTTACCCGTTGTTGTAATAAATCCTGTGAGAGACTTTCTGAGGTCTTCTGAATCAATCCTGCCGTCTTTCTGGAAGTCTGCAGGGAGAGAGTTGTTGTGCTCCCGTATCTTATCAAGAACTTTACGGACTGCTGCGGTATCGCCTTCAGTTTTAGCCATATTGTGCAGTCGCATTAACTTCCTACGTTTGTCATCAACAGCGTTCTGCTTACGGCGCTCATTGCTATTGATTTTTAAGTTCTCCACATAATCCGCTGGAGCAAAGCCAAGTAGCTGCATGAAAGAGTTGTATGGGTTTATATCGTCCACAATCGGGTTACCCCGCATTGTATTCGCGCCTTCTGTAGTAAATCGTTGCGCTTTACTCACGTTACGCATGACAGCAGGGGCCATGGCTTCAAACCCACGTTGGATGTTGCCCTCGCTTATTTGACCCAACCCTCGCTCAACGCTCAAACCTACACCAATGACGGGACCGCCCAACTGCTCAACCAGAGTAAAGAAGGCACTTTGATCTTTGTCGATAAACGGCTGACGGTACAGCAGACTATTCATAGACACACGACTCGCTATGTCGATGCCGAGTAGTTCGTTAGCTAACCCATCATACATCGTACCACCCATCATCTTACGCATCATCGCGTCGAAATCGTCTTCGTCATCATCGGCGAACGCGTCATAGATTGCGCCCACTGCTCCCATCAGAGGCATACCGCTGGCCCCTGCTATCGCTGCGGTGTTCATCATAAAGTACGCAAGCTGTTGACGCGCGATCTTACGAGTTTCTGGGTCTGCCCCTGCGAGGGACTGGTCAAGTAAATGCGCCATGTAGTAATATCTGGACACAGCAAACCGCTTAAATAAGAACACTACATTACCTACGGGGTTTTGCGCCCACACCGGACGCCCTGCAGACGCGGTAGAGCCAAGCGTCAACTCTGCAGTATTCATGGCTTTCTCTGCCGCTGCATCATAGTCGGCTTGAGTCAACTCGTTCCTACCTCCGTTGCTACGTTTTTGCAGCTCCAGATCATACGTTGCCATCAACGTAATTTGACGCCCAAAGCGTTCTCCATGATGTACAAGGAACCCACTTACTTGATTTATTTTCGCCATTACATCGCGGCGATCTGACAAATCTACATGCTCTTGGTCGATACTCTGGTTGAACATGCCTCGCGCACCAGCTTTTTCGACTAGCGTTTTATATTTTCTGATATTTGGATCAAGGTTCGGATCATCAAAGTTGTAGTTATCAAACCCTTTATTGTGTTTGCCGAGCTTAACCTCTCGCGTGACAGGTTGCCCATCTGCGCCCATCACCGTAACCATTTTGGTATCTGGCGAACCCATGAACAGTTTTGTTGCGTCCGCAAGTGCTGATGTAGCTTTCCTAAATCCGTACTCCCCAGCGAGTTGAGGTTGCACAGCCATGGGTATGTCAAACATTACGTTCAACGCAGACGAGATGTTAGCACCCATTGTCCAAGCAAAACCCATAGAAGTAGCCACCTGCGACCACCGTGCCATTGACGGAGCTTGAGCAAACTCTGCAATTTTGTCTAACTTTTTGGCTATATCCGTAGTATCAAGTCGTTGGAAGTATCCGCCATCTTTAAGTTTATTGCGGAAACCTTGTATCCTAGCTCCGTATTCCAACTGTACAAGCTGCTTCTCAATACCACGGAAATTATCACGGAACATTGTTGCAGGGTCAGCTTCCATCCCCGGCATACCAGAGGGTGTTCTGTCCCCTAACGCACCTAGAATACCGCGTTTACCATCGCTCCGTTCTTTACGACTACGGAACGATTGCATAAACGAGCGTTCTGGGATTGCGTCTAACGATAGGTCGATAATTCTATCTATGGAAGCCTGATCTACTCCCGCTGCTTGTAGCGTGGACAGCACATCAAAGACGAACGACGAGCTTGGAGCTTTACCGTAATCTCGCTTGGAATCACGTTTCCCAGTTTCAATTTTACTGACATCATCCCCACGTCCAATATCCTGTAGATACTTTACGACATTCTCCTGCGCCTGCATGAGGTCTTTTTCCGTATCGTAGTACTCAGTAAATAGTTCTATACCGCCATTCCTGAGAGGGTCAGGCGCATGATACGACAGCCGAAAATCACCATGACGGCCTAGTCTAAAGTACGGGCGGATAACCCCACCTTGAGCATGGAGCAGATCAGATAGTTTCTCGAACGCAGTTTTTTGTGCCGTTGCGTCTAGTCCCATGGCGCTAATACGCGCCTTAATGGCAGGCATGATACGGTCTTGTGCAGCTTCGCCCATGTCGCGTGTAATCTTGTACAGGTCTTGTCCCTGCTTACCAAGCGACTGGTATTCTTTGTTTAAGGCATCCCATATCGCCGCCTTTTCACTGGAAGGCTCCCCTGCCTTCTTGGCTTTACTACGAGGCGAATCCTGCCCAGCATATTTTTGCGCTAGATCAGTATTAAGCACAGCAATCTGCCCGTCACGCTCTTGAGCCGTCTTGAAAGACTTCATTACTGTCTTTTCGGTCTTCATGTCGTAGTAAGACAGCCAGTACTGTGCGTATGTATCGCGAGGCCGCGCGGGATCAACCTCGTCTTGCGTAGCACGGTTCATAAGCGCTTGCATCTTTGCGTAACCTTTAGGGTTCGCTTTTTTGTAAGCCCTGTAGTCGTTATGGATTACGTCAACAGGTTCAAAAGCCTTGCGAAGAGCGCCAGACGCTTGGTCGATCAACACGTTTAGTTCGTTAGCGAAAGGAATTTTATCCGAGGCTATACGTGCCAAGTTGTTTACAGGCTGCACACTGAGAACCATATTCTTCAGTTTGCTAGGAGTATTTGCGTTAATAATGTCTCTTGCTTGCTCGTAGCGGTTTTTATTCTCCAAAGGCACCGCAGTAACGTGCCTACGGTATAAGTCAGTCGCGCCTTGCTTAGTACGCCCCAACAGCAGCATATTCGGCGCTGCGCGTGTGGCAGGTGATGGAGCCAGCATACCGTCGATGATACGATCAACCTCAGTCAGTGCCGATGCCGAAGGTGAAAGACCGAGTATCTTACGCACTATACGTTTAATAGCACCTGTAAACTTCTCCCAGCCTGACATCTTGCCGCCATCTACCTTCGTCAGAGCTAACGCACTCTGGAACTCAGGGTTACTGAAGGCTTCGGCCACGAACTCATCAAGGTTCGCTGTGCCATATACTTCGCCGAATTGCTCGCGCACTGCGTTGAAGATGGTTTGTAGCTGTTTAACCTCTGGCAAAGAGGGGTTCGCCAAAGACGCCGAGGTAGCTGCGTGGGTCATCTCGTGCAAGATAGTATGCACGTTCATCCCGTTGGAAGCGTCAATGTAGATTGTATTTGTTTCAGGCTCAAACATGCCAGCAGCTTTGCGCCCTACCATTTGCTGTAGATCGTCAACCACCTGCACCTGCGTAGTGCCTACAACTTCGGCCAGCTTGGCTGCGATCTGACGGATACGGTCTACTTGGCTTGTAGCCGCGATAGCGTTGAGAGCAAACTGCAAGTCTCCACGTTGTAGAGCGTTGCGGATACTAGGCAGTAGAGCCATGTCCAGACCATGCACGGGGTCGATGAGCAAGAAGCCCATCTCGTTCTGGGTGTATGCTAGGTTGTCGTAGAACTCTTGCGCGTCTACTTCTGTAAGTAGTTTTCCCTCGGCTCGCGTATCCTCGTAGACATACACGTTACCTTCTTTGTCAGTATACGTATATGTATCGGCGGCAACCGTTTCGTTACTACGAACTTTACGCCGTTTAAAATCTATTCCCGCTAAATAAGACTCAAGCGCGGTCTGGCCCTTTACCGGCTTGAAAGTTTTAGTCACGGGTCCAGCGGTGCGTTCACCAACGAGTTGTCCTGTAGCTTCAGCACGCAAAGATTGATCTAAGTCTGCAGGGGCTTGATAGTTTACTTCTGGCGATGCAAGGTAGCGGTTTAGCTGGTTCTTGAGGGCGTTATCCTCTTTTTGCTGAATAGACTTAGCGGCCTTAACCACACCAATGTAGGCATCGGACGGGTTATACTTAGACGTATCACGTCTGGCTAACACAGCCGCGTCACGGGTAACAGCCATGGCGCTGTTAGACATGTTGGCCTTTACCCACCTACGTGCTTCCATGGCGGCTTCTTGTGTCATACCCTCATAAAACTTAAATTCTTTTGGCCCGTAATAGAACCTACCGTCTATGTCCCCACCCGAAACTTTTTCGCCTTCTCGGGCCTGCTGAATTGGACCCTTTGCACTGACCGAACCCATTTCATCAAGGGCGTCTACGGGCCTACGGAACCGCTTAAAGAACAGTTTTGCTGCTCTAGCATTAGCGTTTGCTTCGCCCTTCAACTGCGTATCTGGAGTTTCAAGTAGGGCTAAAATAGTATCTTTTTCTGTCGAAGTGGTAATGTCCGGTAGAGACCGCTCATTTACTTGCGTGTCGTGATACTCTCGTACCCCCTCATTTTTCTTAAACGCAAACCTACGATCAAGCTCGGCTTGGGCAACTGCATTTTGTTCAGTCTCCATCGCCTGTATATCAGCTTGTGGTAGAGAAGCGCCGATTACTGGTTCAGTACGTGGTGCTTCAAACGCATCGTCAACAAATTGCGGTGCCCCTGTCGGCTGTAATGTCTGTTTATTTACAGGTGTTTTAGTCCCCGGTATAAGTTGCCGCGCCGTACCTAGTTCTTGGCCCGGTGCAGCGTTTCGTAAGTCAGGCTGCGGAGCGGGGGCTTGTTGTATGGGTTGTTGTACGGGCGTAGCTGTGGCTTGCTCTGCGAGTTGTTGGACTGCCGCTACGCCTTGCTCGTCAGGAGTTACCTCTGGTTCGGCTTCTAATGTATCGGGCTGCGGTCCTGCACCCACTGCAGGTGGTCCAGAAACAGGCACACTTGTTCCCACTGATCCTTGGTCAGGTGTTGCAAGCTCGGGGGTATCTCCACGTTCAAGTATACCCCTTCCGCTTCCGACCACGCCTTGTCCACTACCTTCAGCGCCATCTCCAGTTCCTGTTGGTCTAGTTCCAGCATCGCTGACACCTCCTAACAACCCTTCTACCCGAGCCTCTAGTTCAGGTATTTTCTTCCGCACATTTGAATTTTTTGCGTAGCTCCGTAGCTGCTGTTGGACTTCAGGATCGGTGAGGTTTTTACCTATTACCCGTTTACGCAACGGAGCGCGACCAAATACACCTATACCGTCCAACATCTCTTTAGTTATTTCTGTGCCTTGCGCCGCCTCAACGGTTTCGGTTGCTCCCACCTCAATCTTTTTACCAGTCTGCTCGCTCTCTAAAGCAGCGGTGCGATCTTCTTGTGCTACAGGTTCAAGGTCCGGTAAATATTCTTGAGTCTTGGCTTGCGCCGCTTTAGTGGCTTTGGCCTTCATACGGGCCACCTCACCTTCGAGGTTAGCCTCTTCTTTAACTAACGCTGCGCTTGGCGTAGCTGCATCTGTCGCTACTACTGCAGCGTCTACTGCACGCTGTTCTTCCGTTTGCTCCGCTGCGCCTTCAAGTGGCGCGGGGTCTGCGGCGTTCCGTTCTCCTGTCTGCTGTGCTGGAGATACTTGTTCTTCAACTGCTGTTTCTACAGCGGCTTGCACCGCTTCTGGTTCAGCTTCTGGCTCTACAGGTGCAGGGGGAGTAGTCTCTGTGGTTCCCGTTTCGACTGGGACGGTATCGCCACGCTCGCCGAATGATCCGATTGTAGCACGAGTACCACCACCGATTAGGCCACCTGCAATAGCGGCTTCACGATACTCTGCAATGGCATCTTCGCTGTCGATAGGTAGGCCAGCTTGCGCTCGCTCCATCATCTGTTGGCCGACTTCAGTTAGTGACTCGGTTGCGTAACCTGTACCCGCGCGGTTTGTAGTTCGTAAAAACAGACCTTTCCATCCAGCTTTACCCACACCTAGAAGAGGTTTACCTAGACCCAGCAATAACTTGTCAGACACACCTTCAAGTGTTGCTTGGCCGAATGTAGCAGTCAACGCATCGCCGACATCAACGGATGCTTTTTTACCTGCGGCGACTTCGTCTTCTTGGCGTTGGATGTTGTTACCAAACAAAATCGGCGCGGTTATACCTGCTGCTGCGGTAGCACCTACAGCAAAAGAGCCAAGTGCAGTGGTGGTTAGCGCGGCGGGTGCTAAAATGGGCGCTGCAACGGCGGCACCGAGACCTAGACCAAGCTGTGGGATTTGCTCACCAACAAGTTCCCCTGCGTATGTTAACGCCGAGCCAAACCCATCAACGTCAGTAGACTGCATACGTGCTGGCTGCTCAAGAAGCAGTTCGCCTAGCTCTTGACGAGCGCGTTCTTCTACACCTTGTCCATAGTTTGCAAGGAACCCAAGACCTGACTGTTCACCAATAGTACCTAGTGTCTCGCCGAATGCTTGCCTGATTTGCCTTGTACCGCGCTCATAGCCACGACCAATGGCAGTGCCGTCATCTATTTCTTCGGGGGCTTCACCAAACGTCTCTTCAAATTCAGTAGAAAAACCAGCTCTATCTTGTTCAAGAATCTGAGCTATCTGAGCAAACTCAGTGTTTGAAGGTGCATCCCCGGCGATAGTAAAGTTATAGTCTTGCCCGGTTTGTGGGTCGATGTATTGATAAACACCCATATGTGCGCACCTATGTACTTGTTAAGTTAATATTCTTAGTCCCGCCTACGCCATTTGCGTTGGCAATAGGTACTCCGTATTGCGTATCGAACATACGAGTTAGTTGGTTGTACCGTCCTTGAGCTATTTTTAAAGCTCTACTTGCACTAAGCCGCTCCGCGTCTGTACGCGCCTCAAGTAAACGCGTTTGCGCTGACTCTACATCTGCTTGAGCGGAATTAAGCGCCGTTGCCGGGATATTTTTACTACTTTTACTACTTCTTGCCCGTTGACGAGCTATGTCCAGTTGGGTCTGCAGTTTGAGCATATCGGTCTCGAACGCCTGTGCGCCTTTTTTACTTTGTTGAAGATAACCAATGCCAGCCTGCGCTGCTTTCCCGAAACCTTCGCCAATAGTCGAAGTTGGCTTCATCATCTCTGCACCCGCTACAGCCAGCGCCATCCACTTATCAGCCTCAGCTTCTTTTTGCCGATTCGAAAGCATCTGGGCAATGCGTGAGTCCATAGAACCAAAGCCTGCATCGCCTGTATCTTTGGTCGCAACTGGGGTTGTAGCTACGCCTTTAGGTGCCGCTCCCCGACCACCAATACTTGTTATGCCAGTCCCCATCATAGAATCTGCTGCACGTTGAGCTGCGTCTCCTTGCGTTGTTGTACTTTCAGGGAGAGACGATTCTTGCTCTATTACATTTGGAGCTATTAGACCTGCGTACCCACCTACAGTCTCCGATGGTATTTCTGGCGCTGTATCAACGTCTGGCGCTACCAATGAGCCTGCATCTGTAGCTGTAGCGATACGGCTCTTCTGGTCTTCTAGGTTCGTGATCTGTTCGGTGATACCGCTTTTTAGGTCTTCTGGCAAATAAGGATTATTTGCAGCAGCATTTAACTGTGCTATCTCCACATTAACAGGATAAATATCACGCTCAAAGTCAGCTTGTTTCGCAATGGACTCGGCAGCACTAGCTAACGCGGGATCAACCGCACCAGATTCGGCGAGCGTAGTTAGGGCTTCTGTACCCTGCAGAGCTGCTTGATCTATTAGGCTATTACCTGTCTTGCCGGGTGATCTGTAATTTGGATCAACCCTTGGGACGCCGAATGGTCCCATAACATAACCTTCGGGTATACTTATCCCGCCATCTTCTGCTGTCGCTGACAAGTTTCCACCAGTCTGAGTCACGGCTATACGGTTCTGTAATTCTTGTAACTGCTGTGCGGCGTTGGTTCGAGCAACGGTGTCTGCTTCTGGGTCATCTATGATACGTCGAAGCATTGTTATCTGTGCTTGTGTCGGGTCTCCCGCCTCTACAGGCATCGCCATCAAGCGTTCTTCAGGACTACCTGCAATCCCCTCTGCAATAATATCGAAAGGTAAAGAAGCCAGATCACCAGCAACGCCCCCAACAAATGGGAGTACGTCATCTTTAAACGTAGGCTGCTGTGTAGGGATTTCGTTTATCCCCATCATACGAGCAGCTTCAGCGCGGCGCTGTGCTTGCTCTGCGTTATACGCAGCATCGGTGTCAAACGATGATATATCGTTCGGAAATACATCTGGTGCCGGAACCTCTTGCGCTCTTAGATCAAGGTCCGTTTGTGATGGCATGGTTGCTTCTGGGTTGTAGACGCTTGGCATACCTTGAGCTTCTGCGAACGCAGCGTTATCAGCGGTGAGGTTAGGTGTTAATTTAGCAACCGCCGCCTGTGCCAATTCACCTGTAACCATTTCGCCAGTTCTAGCGTTAAATACATTTCCGTCTGGCATAACTTCTACAAAGGTGCCATCAATCATAGTGGCGCGGCCTGTACCACGTTCATAAGATGGTGTAGCGGCAAAATCTTCTGCGTCTGCGGATACGCTGCCGATACCTGCACCGCCAGCCAACCTGCGTCTGGTCGCCATAGCGTCTTCTTGCGACATCCTCGGCGTGATTTCATCCCGACTGCTGTAATAAGGAGACTGTCCAAAAGGATTTACGATTTGCGAACTTATCTCTCTTAGTTTGTCCCTGCCATTCAGTTGTTCAAACGTAACCATGTCTCGGTAGGCTGTAGAGCTTGGGTCTAATTCCCCTCGAAGATAGGCATCAATTACGTTAGCATTGGGTGTATTCACGCCCCTGCCCTGATTACTTCTATTGTAGCTGATTGCGTGACCTACGGCCCTTGATAAGTCATCAGGATAACCACCCGTTTGGAGTCGCATAATGCCACCATCAGACATCATCTGAGGTGCCTGTGGTTGTGGTGCTTGTGTTGGGGTTACAGGTGTAGCTTGGGCCAGACCTGTGTCCTGCGCCATATTGGTATTGGGATTCAACGAACGAGCCATCTGCATGATGCCCTCTTGTGGCGCTCCCGCTGCAGTTACTACCTCTTCAGCGACAGTCTTCATATCTGCGTTCTGTTGACGTTTGTAGTCTTCGCGCATCTGCTTACGGCGCTTCAACTCACCCAAGACAAGAAACTGTGGTGCGCTACCAGTAGGCCGCTGCATCTCCTGCATCAGAGCTTGCTCAGGCAGGTTCTTTAGGTTGTCTTGGATGTCGATTATGTTCATGATGTCAGACCCTTATAAAGACCAAGTCCCGAAATACCTGCACCGAGTGCCTGTTGCAGAGGATTATAAGAAACCATCCGCTGCTCTTCTACATTCGGCGTCACTGGAACACCGCGCAAGATGCCTGCCATCCGCTCATATTGCTGAATTGGATAGTCCCGCTGACGGACGAAGTCTTCGTAGTTCATATCGAGACGAGCCTGATCTTCTGCACGAATATCACGACCAACAGTTTCCATTAGCTGTGCGCCCTGAATGTCAGCGGCACGTTGTTGTTGGCCCAGCCCTGAAAGGCTCTGACCAAGAGAGCCAACGTTCATACCTAAAGCACCGATGCCTTGTCCCATTGTACCCATCTGACCTGCCGCGCGTATAGCCGCTTGCTCTGCTGCGAGAGCCTGACCTGAGCCAAACTGACGAGATTGTTCTATGGCTTGTTGTACGCGAGCTTGTTCTGCGGCACGGGCTGCTTGGACACGAGCTGTTTCTCCAACCTCACCAGTTTGCACACGACCAAGTTCACCTGCGCGACCTGCCTGTACACGGGCAAGTTCAGCGGCACGAAGTCTTTCCATGTCCATCTGAGCGGCACGATCTGCGCCAAACTGTGTGGCAGCTTGTTGGAATGCCTGTTGTTGGCCAGTAGCTTGGATGTCGCCCATCTGACGAGCGAGACCTTCTTGAGCCAAGTAATCCCCAACTGCCTGACGAGAGCCGCCAAATGCACCAGCCTGTACTGCCGCTGCATCACGACCTGCCTGACTGCGATCAAAGTCTAACTGAGCTTGCTGCTTCTGTACGTCCACAACATTCTGCATGTACGGAGACATGTACTGTCCCACTGACTCGCCAGTGAACATATCAGGCTGTTGAAAGCCATATTCGTTGTA